CCCGACCCCGGTGTACGCGTACTGCGTCAGGCCCGAGCAGTCGAAGCCTTCCGGCGTCGTTCCGCCCCACGAATACGGAGTTCCCTCGAACTTCTGGGCGAACTCCAGGACGGGCCCAGGGTTGCCTGCGATGATGCCGCCCAGGCCCGTGACCTGGGCGTTCCACTGCGCGTCCTCGCCGCGCAGCTTGTCGATGAGGTTGTCGATGCCTTTGTTCGGGATTCCCCTGGCCGCCTTGGCCCAGGACCCGTCGCCCGGGATCTCGTTGATGAGCGCCCGGATCGGCTTCATGCCCTGCTCTGCCGCAGCCGCGAGGCCGCCGCGCGCCAGCTCGCCCAGCGCGCTGACGACATCTCCCGGCGAGGGGATCTTGTCGATCGCCCCCGTTACCGAGTCGACGATGCCGCCCCAGCTGAAGGCGCCGCCGTATTGCGCCTGCGCGAGGAACTGCTGAGCGCCGCCGACACCACCGGTGCGTGCGGCCAGGTTGCCGCCGTGGACCCAGTCCGCGCCCAGCGCCCGTGTGAGTTCCGGCCGCAGGATCGCCTCGCCGCCGCCCACCGCGATGATGGTGTTGTCGACGCCGGGCGTGTATCCGGGGACGACGCCGCCCGTCGCGAAGGTCACCTCCGGCAGGTGCGGGAGGCTGACCACGTCGGCGACCTTGTCCCAGACCTTTTTGATGCCACCCGTGTACACGCGTTCGATCACGAACCGGATCGGCGCCTCGGCAACGGCCTTCAGGCCGTCCCAGATCTTGCCGACGGCCGTCTTCGTCGTCTCGAACGCCGTTTCGATGCCGTCCAGGACCGTGCTCACGGCCGAGCCGATCCCATCGAACGCGGGCTTGATCGCCTTGTGCCACAACCAGTTGCCCCAGGACGCGAGCGTCTGGAACGCGCTGACCACGCCGTCGACCGCCGGTTTGATCAACCACTTCCACAGCCACTGGGCCGCCGAGCCGATGGCGTCGAACGCAGGCTTGATCGCTTCGCGCCACAGCCAGCTGGCTTTGTCGCCGATCCATTTCAGACCGGTCCACAGGGCCTGGAACGAGGGCCGCAGGCCGTTGTTCCACAGCCACACCGCAGCCGTCGAGACCGCATCCCAGGAGGGCTTGATCGCCTCGCGCCACAACCAGACCGCCTTGTCGCCGATCCACTTCAGCGCACCCCAGATCGCCTCGAACGACGACTTCAACCCGTTGTTCCACAGCCACACCGCCGCTGCGGCGATCGCGTCCCACGCGGGCTTGATCGCCTCGCGCCAAAGCCACGTGGCGCCTGCGGCGAGCAGGTTCCACGCCACCAGGAGCGGCGCGACCAGGATGGTCAGCACCACGGCGGCGAGGACGCGCGCAGCAACCGAGATGGCGCTGAACACGGGCGACAGGACCTGCCCCCACAGCCACTGGGCCGCCCCGGCGACCGCATTCCAGCCTGTGACGATGCCGTCCACGACCGGCTTGAGAACCTCGCGCCACATCCACGTCGCCCCGGCCGCGATCGCCTCGAACGTCGGCTTGATCGCGTTCTCCCACACCCACTTCACGGCGGCGGAGACCTTGTCCCAGTGGATGATGATCAGGCCGACGGTGGCGATGATCGCCGTCGCGAGCAGCAGCCATGGATTCACTGTTTTCGAGATCAGCGAAACCGCATTGAATATGGCAATCGAGATCGACAGCGCACGAAAGGCGACCGCCGCCATGAACAGCCACTGGACCAGCGCAGGTGCTTCACGAGCAACCCACGCGATTCCGCTTGCGAACGCCGTGATGACGTCGAGCAGTGGGCCCCGGAACGGGTCCAGGGAATTGCTGACCTCGGCAAAAGCCCGGCCAATCGCCGATAGCGCCTCACCGAACGCAGGCGCATTCCGGGACGCGTTGTCGAGGAACTGCTCGAACTCGGGCGAACCCCGGAGGTTCGTGGCCCAATTGGCGAACTTTCCGGTGATGGACTGCATGCGCGAGCTGATGCTGTCCATGTGCGGGAGGAAGGCGCCGATGATGCCCGCGAGACCTTTGAAGAGATTCCCCAGGGCGACCCCGGTGCCTTCGATGGCTGCGGGCATCGCCTCGGTGAAGTCCGCCTTGAACGTGGTCCACCACTCGCTCTTGAAGCCGGCGGACGCACGGTCCATCAGCCGACCCACGCCCTCGGCCGCAGCCAGGACGATCGGTGTCAGACCGGGCAGGCTGTTGGTCAGGCCCTCCACGAACCGCGTGACCAGGGGCATCACCGTCGGACTCAACGCGTCCGACCACGCCTTGAACGCGTCCTTCAACCGCAGGACCGCGTCGTAGGTGCCGCGCGTCGCCGGGTTCATGTCCGCGAGGGCGCGCTCGTACTTTGCGGCAGCCGTGGCCGCCGCGTTCGTGCCACCGGTCGCCTGCTCCATGGCGGACGCCGCCGAAAGCTGAGCCGACTCGATCCCGCGCTGAGCCGACGCGATCTGATCCGCCGCCTGCACCGCCACATCGGCCACGTGCGCCTGCGCGTCCGCGACCTTCACATGCGCATCCGCCACCTGCCGCTGGGCGTCGACCACATCGCGCTGCGCGGAGACCACCTGTCGCTGAGCCTGGGCGACCTCCTTGGCGCCGTCGACCTGCACCTTGGTCGCGTCCTTCTGCGCGGCCTTGACGTCCTTGGCGGCGTCGACCACGCCTGCGTTCGCGTCCGCCAGGCGCTCCTGTGCGCGCGTGACGAGATCAGAGCCCTCCACGCCCGCCGTGTTCGCGGCGGCCACCTGCTCCTGCAGGCGCGCGTTCTCCTTGGCCTGATCCTTCAGGTGCTGGACGGCCTGGTCGTAAGTGAGCTGGGCCTCGTCGCGCTGGAGCTGCGTGGCCTTCTTGTCAGCGAGGGTCTTGTTGAGATCCTCCTGTGCCCTCTGCACCCGCAGCGTCGCGGCCCGCTGGTCAAGGGCGGCACCGGCAAGGCGGTCGTTCAGGTCGAGGAGTTGCGTGGCCGCGTCCTTGCGGGCCGCCGTCAGGTCGAGCTGCGCGATCCGCGCGTCCTCCTGTGCCGAGCCGAGCTTGCGCTCCGACTCGCTGACCCTGTCGGCCGCAGCAGCCATACGTTCGGCCGCCTGGACGCGGGCGGCCGAGACACCCTGCTCGGCGTCGAGCACGCCCTGACGGGCGTCCGCGACCTGCCGCTGTGCGTCACCGACCGCGCGCTCGGCATCCGCCACCGCCCGCAGAGCCTGCGTGCGCTGCTGGGCGGCCTGCCGGTACGCCTGCGTCAGGGACTGCTGCGCACCCTGCATCTGCAGCGCCTGCTGCGCGGCCTGAACCGCGTGCTGGGCGCCGGAGCGGCCCGCCTTCTCGTCGGACGTCGCCGCAGCATCGGATGCGGCTTTCTTGGCCTGGAGCGCACCGGCGATCTTGACGATCGAGGGCACGGCCACCAAGGCGAGCGACCCGAAGCCCACAGCCGCCGTAACCGTCGCGGCGGTCAGCGCACCCAGGGCCGCGGTCATCACGCCGATCGCGGGAGGCACGATGAGCGTCGCCGAGATCGCGGCCAGGGCGAGGATGTTGCCGATGGCCGACCCGGTGTTGACGTCGATGTTGATGCGCTTGCGGTCGAGGATCGCCGCTTGGGTTTGGACCGCCCTCAGCTCAGCTCGCGCTCTCGCAGCGTCGACCCGGACATCGATGTCGAGCTTCTTGTTCCGCGCCAGCAGGGCCAGTTCGGCGCGGACCATCGCGATCCGCGCAGAAGCAGCGCCCGCGTCGATGTCGATCCCGATCCGGGCGTCCCGCAGCAGGGCCAGCTCCGCACGCAGCCCCTGAAGGCGAGCCCGAGCCGGCGTCGTGTTCGCGTCGATGTTGATGTTCGGCAGCGACGCCTGCGCTGCCTCGACGGACGCGCGGAGCCTGGCCCCGAACGAGCCGTCGACTTCGAGCTTGACCTCCCATGGCCGCAGGGTCGCGAGGCGGATCTGCTCGCGCATCCGCTCCAGCTCGGAGATCGCCGCCGCCGTGTCGACCCTGACCTGGACGTTCGGAGAGATCGCGCCGATCCGGCGGAGCTGCTGCTCGATGTCCTCCGCCTCGGCGCGCGCCGCGTCGGAGTCGATGTCGATGCCGATGCGCTTGTCCCGCAGCGACTCCAGACGCACCCGCAGCGCCTGCAGGTCGGAGTCGGCCTCGCTCGTGTTCGCCCCGACCTTGATGTCGGGGAGCGACCGCAGAGCCGCCTCCAGCCGGGTGCGCATCTGGCGGCCATACGCGCCGCCCGCGTCCCCACCCGAGCGGCCCGCCTGGACCGTCGCGAGACGGCCCTCGACCCGGATCGGCTCTGACAACGACCCGCGGATGCCTTCCCGGATGCGGCGGCCGATCGCGTCCCCGGCCTCACGGCCGACCCGGTCCGCGTCCGGCAGGATGCTTGCCGCGAGCCGGGCGTAGATGTCCCTGGCGTTCGGGACGACGTCCACGCCGACCGCGCCGATGGGGATGAACGGGGCCATGGTCACCCCCATCAGCTGCTATGTCGTTGTCGGTTTGGTGCCGTCGATCCGGGCCTTCATTGCCGCGCGCCGCGCGGCCTTCTCGTCCGGTGTCTCGGTCGACCGGCCCGCCTGGGGCGTGACCCCGGGACGGCGGATCGGTTTGAACTCCGGCGGCGTGCCGCCGTTCGCGGCGATCAGAACCTGCAGCATCTGCTGCTGCACCTCGATGACTGTGCACAGCAGCATCTCGACCTGCGACCAACGGCCGTCCTCCGGACGGGCGTCCGCAGTGATCCGGCCCAGCTCTTCGGGCGGGATGCTCACGCGCAGCGCGGTCTGCCACCGCGACTCCATCGGCAGTTGACCGAGGAGGTCACGGAGCCGGCGCCACGTCAGGCGCCCGCCCGGCCGGAACAGATCGCGAATGTCTATTTGGTACGTCGCTTGGAGGTCGGCTTCGGCCTCTTGGCGGTGCGCTCGGAGGCGCGCCGCGAGGCCCTGGATTCCGGGACTGAGATCCCGTGGTGCGCCTGCCACCGCTCGACCAGCGCGCCGATGCCCTTGTTGGGGATCGTGTGCTTGCAAAAGGCCTCGTACTGCTCGTCCCCCAGGAGGAGCTGCACGAAGGGCCGCATGTCGCCTTCGTGAGGGTCGGCGGCGGATCGGCTCTGCTGCTGCCAGTCGAAGTCCTCCGGCGACTGCATCGTGTAGATGTCCTCGCCCACGGTGAACGTGAACGGCTTCTCGTCCTCGGCCGCCTCGCGCAGCCATACGTCGAGGTCGAACACGTCCTCGTCGTCAACGTCTCGGTTGACGACCTTGCCTTCAATCGCATCCATGCGCGGACCCTTCTCGTGCCGGCGCGGACCTGGGTACATCGGTGGACGGGCCGGGTCCGCGCCTGGTCGACCCGCCCACCGGTCTCGTTACGGCAGCGACGGAGTGCCGCCGCCGATGGTCGTCGTGACCACCACCGCCGGAGTCGTGCCGCCCGTGAGGGAGACCGCCGACGCGGTCATTTCGTCCACGTTCGTCCCGCCGAGCGTCCCGCCGAACGTTACGACGATCGGGCTCCCCGGATGCGGGCCGCCCGTCGTGGTGATGTCGCCGACCTCGATGTTCGACAGGGCCTGAAGCGCCGTCTTCACCACGGCGGCGGTCGCGTTGTACGCGATGCCACTGGTGGTCTGGCCCGAGTACGTCAGCGTGTACGTGCCGCCGGTCGGGGTGCCGGTGATCGTGACGGTCTGGACCTCGGAGGACCAGAACGCCGAGACGTCGGCGCCCGCGAGGTCGATGAGCGTCGACACGGCCGGCGTGCCGTTCAGGCCCGGGTAGCCGGTGACGGTCAGCTCGTTCATCGTGTAGTCGTCGGTCGGGGAGGTGTCCGAGCCGCGGCCGGTGACCTCACCGGTGGACATGTACCGCCAGATCGCCTTGCCGTCGGTCTCCATCGCGCAGAACAGGAACGCGTACTGGCGGCGGGCCGGGCGGTCGGGCAGGTCGTAGGCAATGACGCCGTCCACCGGGACCAGGTCCGAGATGTCGACGTTGTCGTACAGCGCGCGGATGATCGGCGAGAGGGATTCCTCCGCCGTGAACTTCATCGCACGGCTGGCCTTGGTGATCTTGGATCGGATCGGGCCGATCGAGCCCGCCGCCTCCAGGTCCTTGCGCTCCTCCTCGGGCGTCCACTCGCCGCCCGACTTGGCCAGCCACCCCAGGCACAGCCACGGCGAGGTCACCGGATCGAAGGTGGTCGGCTTCGGAGTCCCGAGGGGTGCCACGAAGGCAAGGAAGTCATCGGCGCCGAAGGCGAGATCGGCATTCCTGGTGTCGGTCACTGCATCACTCCATGGGTGACTGAGCCCCCGGCGCGGGAGGGCTGGAAAGGAAAGGAGGGGGTCAGTCAGCCGGTCGCGACCGGCCGCACGGCCAGCGCATACGTGGCCTGGGTCCGCTGAACGGCGGGATTGTCGTAGGGCAGCCACTGCGGGCCGACCGGGCACGTCACCTGCTGCACCCGGCCACCCTCGGCGGTCGTGCCCGGCAGGTGGTGGAGCATGAAGTCCTGCACCCGGATCGCGAGTTCCTGCGCAAGCAGCCGAGTTGCCGCATACGTGTACGCGTACATCAGCGGACCATCGCGAAAGCGCATGGTCGGTCCGCCCACCCGCTCGAACTGCACCAGAGGCATGACGGTTTCGAGATTCGCGGGGGTGTTCGTAACCACCCGAACACCCGTCAGCCAGACACGCGCCGCGCTGGTCACCAGCAACTCGGAGTCCACCATCGGGCGCGTTTTCACGTGGCCGCCGCGATCTCGCAGGCACGTTGGATCGTATGGCGGGCCGCGATGTTGCGGTTGCCGAACTCAATCCCGAGCGCATGCTCGGCCGTATTGATCAGGCTGACCTGGGCGCGAGGCTGGGGCCCGTAGCGCCTCGTCCGCGTAATCCAGTGCGATCGATCGATGACCCGGAACGACCGCTGATACAGCGTCGGATGCGGATCCTCCGGCGGCGTGCCCACCGGCGCGATGGACTCCGCGATGGGCTTGAGATGCGTCTTCGTGATCACGGTGAGACCGGCGATCATCTGGGGTGATGCCAGCAGGGCCGACACCCCGGTCGGGTAGAGCCTGAACGTCGAACGGGTCGCCATCAGCCGGTCACCGCCTTCAGCTTGATCTCGGCGTGATGGAACCCCGCAGGCGTGAACACGGGCGCGGGCAGGCCATCGACCTCGAACACGGTCGACAGCCACGTGATGCGGTCCCCGGCGCCGATGCCGTCCTGGTTCGCGATCATCAGCCACACCCACGACACCATCTGATTCGACCCGACCCCGGAAACCTGACCGGAGCTGCCCGAGCCGTCCTCCGAGGTCGAGAACTGCTGCACCCAGGCGGGGATCGAGACGCCGGCCGACCAGGACGGCAAGTCGTTGCCCAGCTCGTCCTGCGTCATCGTCGGCGTCTGCCACAGGACCGTGTGCGGCATCAGGTCGGCGGCGATCACCAGCACCCCCGAGGCGGCGACCAGATCGGACCCTCGTCCGCACAGATCACCGAGTAGGCGGCGTCATCGGTGCTCGCCGCTTCCCCAAGGAGGCCCTCAAGCTCGCCCTCCGTCACGTACAGGCCGCCAGCCTCGCCCATCGTCTCCGAGTACTGGCCGATCGTTCTCTGCCTGTAGCCGCCCGGGTTGGTGATAGCTCGCCTGGCGATGACCACGGTCAGCGCCAAGGCCAGTTCGGGATCCGGAGAGAACCCCGGCGGCCCCAGCCGGCGGAGGTTTGACCGGATCAGCGCGGATGCGTCGTCGAGGGTGGCCTGGACCTTGGCCGCGTCCGCGCCCGTCACCGGTCCGGATCGGGCCGCATACTGCTCGACGGTCGCGAACGCGGCCACGTCAGCTGTCCTTCGAGGCCGCGTCGACTGCGGCGATGATGTCCTCGCGGGACGCATCCCCGGCTACGTCGACACTGCGGGCCATCGCGTACTCCGTCCACGCGACCCTGCCCGATCCGGGGCCGGACCGCGGGGGCTCGACCGGTCCGCCACCGGCCGAGCCCCCTCCCGACCCGCCCGCCGGCGGGGCCTGTTCGGTCGACGACTTGCCGTCGTCGGACCAGACCTTGGGGTTGCGCACGTGGGCCTCGGCCCATGCCGGCATCGCATCGCCCGGCCGAAAGACCTGCGACCGTCCCTCGCCGTTGTCGACGTGGACGTTCGCGGTGAACTGCCTGCCCATGTCAGCCTCCTCAGGCCACGTCGGCGACGAAGGTCAGGTCCGGGTTGGCCAGGACCGGCAGCACGATCGCCGCGGCCTTGGTCCACAGCGCCGGGGACTCCTCGACGCGGTAGACGCCGGACACGATCCCGGCCTCCTCGCCCGCACCCAGGCTGTAGCCGCCGTCGAGGGCCTCGACCGTGGTGCCCCAGAACGTGCCGCCCAGCTCGGACGAATCGGAAGGAAGGAACAGGACCTTGTCGTCGGGGATGAACCGGGTCGCGACCCCGCCGCTCTTGTACTGGGCGTCGTAGGTGCGGATCTCCGGCAGCCCGAACACGGACAGCGTCGCGCGGACGCTCGCCTCCGACACGATGTCCGGCGAGCCGTTCACCGTCCCCAGCAAGGTGCGGATCTCCGCGTTGCGCAGAAGGTACGCCAGCACCCGACGCGACGTCAGGATGACACCCGGCTCCTCGCCGGTCGTCGCGACGTAGGTGTCCCGCCACGACAGCAGATCGATGATCGGCGTCGCGGATGCCACCGTCGACCACGGCGTTGCGGCCGACACCGAGTGCGCGGCGTTGCGGCCGAAGTCGACCGTCGCCTTGACGCCGTTCTCGTCGATCACGACCTGTCCGGTGACCAAAGCGTCGGCGCGAGCCTTCTCCACCCGGGTCGCGATCTCGCGGACGATCTTCTCCGCGTCCGACAGCAGACCGTTGGTGATCTCGTCGTTCGCCGCGTGCCGCAGCCGCAGCCGGTCGTACTCGCCGAGTCGCATCTTGCGGGAGATCGGCGGGAGTTCGCCGGTCACGCGCGTGATGCCCTCGCGCCCGGAGATCGACGCCTCGGTGTCGTAGCTCCGGTACGGCGCCGCCTCCAGGAGGCTGCCGCCACCCCGATTGAAGCGGAAGATGAGGTCGTCGACCTGCACCGACGGCAGGTATTGCGACAGCGTCAGTCGGTTGATCTCCAGATCCCGCAGCGACTCACGCGCGTATCCGGTGAGGTCCGACGGGAGGATGTATTCGGTGTTCAGGAGCATCTGCTACCCCCCTCAGAGGAACTGGATACGGCCCGCGACATCGACCTGACCGGCCGAGTCGACGGGGAACGGGAGCTTGGCCGCCACGACCTTGCCGTGGTCGAGCAGCGCCGCGGGGATGAGCGTGTTCGTCGAGTTCGACGTCGGCGCCGCGACCGCGCAGAACAGGAACCCGGCCAGCGTCTCCAGCCCACCGACGGACGGCTCCGCGCCGCCGGCGGTCGCGGTGGCGATCACGACGGCAGGCGTGCTGCCGCCGGTGAGCGACGCGCCGGATGCGGTCATCGCGGCGATGTCGGTGTACGCCATCGTTCCGCCGAAGGCGACCGTCACCGCCGTGCCGGGCAGCGCGCCGCCCGTGCAGGTCACGTCCCCGACGGCGATGTTGCTCAGCGCCTCCAGCGCCGCCTGGACCACGGCCGCGGTCGCGTTGTAGGCGATGGCGGTCGTGGTCTGACCGCTGTACGTCAGGGTGAACGTGCCGCCCGTCGGAGTGCCGGTGATGGTCACCGTCTGCACCTCGGACGTCTTCGGCGCATACGGCCCGTACAGGCCCGTGGCGGTGACCTTCCCGAGCGGGATCCCGCTCGTGAAGAACCCGCTCGGGTAGTGGATGCCGCTCGTGAACTTGGTGACGTCGAGCGTGCAGGAGCGCGCTGCTTCCGTCCCGTGCTGGGACCCCAGCCAGGACTGATCGTCCTGCCCCCAGGTCTCGGTCCTCAGGCTGAGGTCCATGTGCCCTTCCTTCTCTAGGTCTTGTTGTGCCGCTCGGCGTACAGATCCCGCCCTGCGGCGACCGACCCCGTGGATCGGTCCTTGCTGCTGCTGCGCGGGCCTTGGCCCGCCGTCACATGCCTGCGCTCGTCGATCTGCTGGACCACCGGCGCGAAGCCGGACACGAGGGCGGCCACCTTGTCGGCGTCCACCTCGCCTTGCTCATCCGCGAGCCCCGACAGATCCATCAGGTCCAGCGCTGCCGCAGGAACAACCACCTGCGCGGACGCAGCCGCCGCGAGTACCGCGTGACGACCGATCTTCGACAGGAACGAAGCCGACGCCTCGGACCGCCCGGCGGCCTTGGCTTCCTCGACCGCGCGCTCGTTCTCACTGAGCGACTGCTTTCGCAGTTCGTCGCGCTCCTTGGCCGCATCGGCGTTCTCCTTCGAGCGCGCCTCGTGCTTCCTTGAGAGCGTCTGCCACTTCGCGGCCTCGGCCTTCCAGTCCTTGCCGGCGTCCGCGTCCGTGTCGGATGTGCCGCCGGTGTCGCCCTGGTCGCCCGCGCCCGCCTGGTCGTCGCCTTCGCCGGAGCCACCCGCAATCGGGTAGATCGGCCGGCCGTTGACGTAGCCGAGCAACTCGCCCGGGGCGTGCGTCAGCCGCGTGATGCGCTGCATGTGGTTCTCCCGTGTCGGGTGTGCCGCGCCCGTGTCGGGCAGCGGAAGTTTCAGGAAGCGTCGGAGCCGCTGCGAGTGAGGTCGTCGGGGCCGGTGAACCGTTGGCCGCGTAGGCCAATCACGGGGCCCAGCTCGCCGTGGTCGTTCGTGACGATCAGATGCCGGTAATCCGGCGCGCGACCGCCGCGGTCGGCCTTGAACCCGGCGTTCTCGACGGCCTTGTGCACGGCCTCCAGCAGCGTCGGGTCGATGATCTGCCCCGGATCGCGACTTCCGGGGAGCGGCTCCACGATGCAGTGGCACTGTGGATGGATCGCCGCCAAGTCCCCTCGGCGGTACCGCTGCGTCGAAGCCACAAGGCAGAGCAGGCAGTTGCGCTCACCCGTGGGCACTCGCTTCCAGCCCGCCGCACCCGACTGCCCCTGGATCGCGAGTCGCGATGCGTGCACCCGGGCCATCTGAAGGTCGGTGTCCGCGAGGACGGTCGCCCGCCGCTCGGCCTCGGATAGCGCCGTCTCGAACGGGCGCCCCTGCTTCAGGCCTGACCAGAGCTGCACGTAGGGCCGCTCGTAGACGTCCCGTGTCGGCACGCCCCGCAAATCCTCCGGCAGCTCGATGCCGACCGGGTCGACCACGTCGCCGGTCTGCTCGGCCAGGGACGCCGCGATGTACCGGTCCGTCAGCGCCGCCATGTACCGCTGAGAACCGAGCACCGTCGGCGCCACCGTCGCCGAGAACCACGCCGCGTCCGGCCGATTCCAGGCCGCCCGCAGCATGAACGCCCGCCCGATGTAACCGAGCAAGCCCGCCCTCAAGTTCGCCGTGGCCGCGATGTACGCGGCAGCCGCCGTAACTGTGACCGACCGAGGTGGAGCCGGGGTCGTCACGCGCCGTCCAGGCTGAAGTCAGGCAGTGCGAGCTGCTGCGGGATCGGCTGCCGAGCCGCCTGCTCGGCGCCGGCCTTGAGCATCGTCTCGCCGGCCGCCGCCGCCACGATGCGTTTGATGCGCTGGGGAGACTCGCCCATGAGTTCGGAGACGATCTCCAGGGGATAGCCGATCGCCGACAGCTTCGTCGCCATATCCGCCAGGACCGCGGGGTTGAGCGACCGCGGGTCCTTCCAGCGGACTTCATGGGAACTGAAGTCCCGCTTTTCGCCCGCGACCACCGCGCACAGCCCGAGGACGTCCTCAAGCTGCTCGCCGAAGTGCGTCTGATGCTCGGCGACCTTCGCCAGGTGATGGCCGTCCAAGACCACCACGGTCTCCGTCGCGATGTTCACCAGCTCGTTCACCACCGAGTACGTCGGGGTGCTCGTCTGGACCAGGAGATCCCGGATGTCCACGTCGTGGGATTTCAGGTATCCGAGCAGGTCCGTCTGGCTGAACTCGCCGAACTTCGCGTCCGGGTTCTCGCTCACCCACAGGGACGCCGGGTCGGGGATGAAGGGATTCCCGTCCGGCACCTTCTTCGGGACCAGCATCGGCAGGCCGGTTTCCGCGTCGACCCCCGGCACCATCAGCGTCTTGGTGGCGAACTTGTGCCCGGTCAGGGTTCGTTGCCGGAAAGCGGAATAGCGACCTGCCGTCATCCGGTTCAGGACCCCGAGGTTGATCCGGTTCTGTGCTGGGATTCCAGCCCAGAACTCCGGCTGCGGATCCTCGCCGAGTTCGGGCCGACACTCGAACGGGACGATCGCCGGCCGGCCGTAGTCGTGGGCAGTCCAGGTTCCCTGTTCCCATGTCCGCGCCGAGATCGAGAACCGGCGACCGGCCTGCTTGCGCCGGTAGTCCATGCGCCCGTCGTCGAGAGATACGAGCGCACACGCCTCACCGGCGACATCGTCGTACCAGACCTTCAGCCCTGCCAGCACCCGACCCGTTGCCGGGTCCGACTCGGTGATGCAATCCCGAGGGTGCTCCACCGTGACGAGAGGCTGCCCCGGAACGGTCGGATGTTCGCCGACCTGCATGTAGGCCACGCTCTGCGACAGGGCGGTGCGGTAGAGCTGCTTCTGCTTCGAGTCCAGCTTGTTGACCTGCCACCACCGCCAGGCCGCCTCGTCGGGCTGACCGTCCGCATCGGTCACGCCGATCGCGAGCAGGCGAAACACCGACGCATCCACGACCATGCCGAGGAAGTTCGTCCGCGAGTTCTTCTGGAAGTCGAGGTACGCCTGGGACGCCTTCGCGGGACCGTTCGGCAGCGGATGCTCACCGATGTACCAGTCCCACCACTCGTCCAACGCGCGCCGCCGGGCCCACAGCTTGCGGCTCAGCCGCAGCAGCCACCAGTCGGCCGATCCCGGTTCGGGTTCCAGCGCCATGACGCCACCCCCTCACCTCAGAATGTCCAGCCCAGGGCTTCTTCTTGCTCGGTCATCACGCCCGCCGCGATCGCGGCCAAGCGGGCCTGGAAGGCGAGCACCGAGGCAACGATCGCGTCGATCTTGCGGGGGCTGTCGGGGTGCTCCTTGGCGATCTGCAGGCCCGATCGCGAGGCTCTCCGGCGGGCGTTGAGCGCGTGCCGGGCCAGGACGCTGCTGCCGTCGTGGGTCAGCTCGCGCTCGATCACCGCGGAATGGAACTTCTCCAGGGCCCGGACGATCGTGATCGACCGACCGCCCGTCATCCACCACTCGATCGGGTGCGTGGTCGTGGCCTTGACCTTCAGGCCGGCGCCCCATTTCGCCTCCCAGTCGGCGACGTGCCCTTCCCAACGGGCCGGGTCCGCGAAGAACCCCACCACGGTGAAACGGGCGAACGTCTCCTCCAGGAGCGCAAGCACCTGCGGCACCGGGACGGTCCAGTCCTGACCCGCGGGGCCGTCGGGTTGTTCCCAGACGCCGAGCGGAAACAGGTGACCGTCGGAGACCCGACAGCCCATCAGCGCGGTCGCATCGGCAACGCCTCGGGCCCGCGACCGCGACCCGTCAAACCCGAGCGTGATGACGTCGCCCTCGACCACAACCTTGTGCGGCGCCGCGCAGCCCGACCATTCGGGCTGCGTCAGCCACGCGTCCGTCGCGTGCGTGATCTGGTTCAGGAAGTCCGCCCGCATCACCTGCGGATCGTTCGACAAGTCCCAGAAGTCTGCGGCGATGACCTCGATCGGCGACCACCCCGGGGCACACGCGGGCCGGTGCAGGACACAGCCGGCCTCGTCGTCCGCCGAATCCCCGTAGGCGTACCGAAGACCCGCCACGAGGGACTCGCGGTCGCTCGTGTCCGTCTCCGGCGGCGCCTCGCGATGGTCGTAGAGCAGGCCCTTGGTTTTGGCGCGGCCTTCCTTGATGGCCACCGCGTAGGCCGCGGTCGTCTCGGCCACCGAGTCCTCGCCGGGCGTGTAGGCGTTCGGCGACTCGATCGTGCTGCCGCCGATCTTCGTGGCGTTGTCCCGCATGCGCTGGGCCAGCCGTACGCCGCCGTTCGACTGCTTCCACTCCTCGGTCTGGTCGAGGATCGAGTGGACCGCGCGATTGCCCTTGACGGACGACGCTGACGACGTGATCGGCGCGATCCTGCCCTTGGGCAGGGCCACGAAGGAGTCCATCGGCTCCAGGCCCGGGTACTCGTCGATCGCCGGACCCTCGCGGAGCATCTCCAGGAGAGGTGACCACGAGTTCTGCGTCTGCATCTCCGACACGGCCGCGACCTGCACCAGGGGCGTCCGCACCGATGCCCAGGGCTTGCCGACCGGCTGACCGTGGGCGTCCCAGCCCTCGAAGAGCACGGGCCCCAGCGCCTCCGCGCAGGCGATCGCCGCGAGGAACGGGCTCTTGCCCCATCCGCGCGGACGTGAGATCACCCCGCGGCGGATCAACCGCTTCCCGGTGTGCGGATCGAGTTCGTAGAAACGCAGGATGAACTCGGCCTGCTCGCGCGTCGGCACGAACGGCTCGTACTCGGTGCGGTCCGGCGCGGCCAGCATCGCCGTGATCCAGTCCAGCACCTCGTAGCCCAGCGTCGGCAGCTCACCCGGTTCGGACGGCCGCCACGGCATCAGTCATCCGACGCGGCGGGCGGCAGCACATGCAGCGAGCCGTATCGGTCACGCGACGACGGGGCCACCGGCCGCTTCATGTCCGCCTCGTCCGCCTGCGCGAACTGCATGCGCAGACGCGCGCGATCCTCCATCGTGGCCCCGAACTTCGCGACACGAAGCCGCAGTTCCGGCGCCACCGACAGGTCGCCCGTCCACACCTTCGCGTGGATCAGCGCGGTGTCGAGGAGGAACTCCCAGTCGGTCGACGAGAAATGCTCCGCCTGCGGCGACGCCTTCCACGTCTCCCACCACTCCGCGGTGCGCGGCGGCCACTCGTACTCGACCAGGCCGTCCTCGCCGCAGACGTCGAACACCGGAAGCTCCGGCGCCTCGGCCTGCTCGAACCTCAGCAGGGTCTGCGGGACGGGGTCCTTGTTGCTCCGCGCTCGCCGGCCCGAAGGCTTCGGCGGCGGTCCCATGCCGGCCATGTCGTACCTCCCGTGTCGGGACAGCAGCGCCGCCCGTGTCGGGGGAGCTACGTGATCAGTTCGCCGATGACCCCGGTGAGGTCTCCGAGCACTGCGGGCGTGTCACCCCAGCGCTTGTGCGTGACGGTGATGTACCGGCCGGACGGGTAGATCTCGGCCTTTCCGCCGCCCGCGGTGGACACCACGCGGCCGGAAGTCATGTGCGCGCGGCCCCAGATGTGCAGGCCGTCACCCGAGGGCGAGACCTCCATCCACGTGGAGCCGGCGCGGTCGACGATCCGCCGGGCCCACGGCGCGAGTGCGCCGCCGGACCAGCAGTGGTCGAGG